TACCAGAAAAAACAAAGCTTATGCAGACACTTTAGAAGAAACAAATACTGCAACAACAGATGCTATTAAAAATGTTAATAAAGTAAAAATAGCATTTGATGAAGCAAAAACTGGAGTAATTACAAAAAAAGATGCTTTAAATATATATAATGAAACTTTAGGAGATGCTTTAGGGAAAACTGATAGTTTAGAAGTTGCAGAAAAGAACTTAAATAGCAAAGCCCAAGCATTTATAACTGCTACAATGCTAAAAGCTCAAGCAAATGCAATGTATGCTCAATCTGCTAAATTACAAGCTGAAGCTCTAACTGCTGGACAAAAAGATAATGTTTCTTGGTGGGAAAAAAGTTTAGCTGCAGTAAATAGCTTTTTTACAAATGGTATTGTAACTTATAAAACTTCATTAGCATCTTATCAAGCCATTAACACTCAAGAGATTAGAGATGGTTTGAAAAAGCAGAGTGATATAGTACTTAAAGAGGCTGATAAATTAACAAGCGAAGCTGAAAAGAAACAAAAAGAAGCTGGTATAAAATTAGGTGTAAAAGCAGAGGATAATAAAGAAGTTAAAGCTGAAAAAGAAAAACAAAATACTTTAAAAGATTTATTAGAGGGGTATAGGATATTTAATTTAAAAAGAGATGCTGACCAATTAGGAGAATTAGAAGAGCAGAAAAAAGAGGAAATACAAATTAACAAAGAAGCTAATGACCAAATAGCTGCTGATGATGCTTTTGCAAGAGGAGAAAAATTAAAAGGGGATACTCAAGTTGCTAAAAATAAAGAAGCATTAATTAAAAAGGAAAAAGACCTTGAGAAAGCAAGATTTGAAGAAAGTTTAAAATGGGCGACTACTTATGCAGAGTCAGCTCAAGGATTATCCGATGCTTTATATGCTGCTAAATTAGCCGGTGTAGAGAAAGGAAGTAAAGAAGAGCAAGAGATATTAAAAAAACAATTTGAAACTAATAAGAAAATACAAATAGCTCAAACTATTATAAGTGGCTTGAATGGTATTGTAAATGCTTTAGCTGCTAAATCTGTACTTCCAGAGCCATTTGGGGCAATAGCAAGAGGGGTAAATGCTACTATGATAGGGGCTACAACTGCTGCAACTATATCTAAAATTGCACAAACTCAATTTGGTGGGACTACTGGCAGCATGAGCGTTTCTGGTGGAGCTGGAGGTAATGCACCTATGACTCCAAGTGTACCAATACAACAAACAATAACAACTTTAAATCAAGGCTCAATTAACGCACTCGGAAATCAAGCTATAAAAGCATACGTTTTAGAGAGCGATGTAACAAATTCACAAGGTAGAGTAACGAGAATACTTAATTCAAGTCGCTTTAAATAACATTTAAACTATTTATTAATATGAAATATGACTCAAACATTCCATTATATTACTTGGACATCAACTCCGACTTCAACGATGATAGTGAGGTGGACTTCATCGCACTCGTTGACAAACCTGCAATACAAAAGAATTTCTTAAAGTTTGCTGACTCATTTAGCGACTATCCGGAGAGTGTAAAGAATACTGCTCAAAAGGCTTTAGATTGGGCAGAGGAAAATGGTTGGGGCACTTGTGGCACTCAAGTAGGTAAAACAAGAGCTAATCAATTAGCAAGTGGAGAGCCTATATCTTTAGATACTATTCAAAGAATGTACTCTTATTTAAGCAGACACAAAGTAGATTTAGAAAGCTCTAAAAGCTATGAAGATGGTTGTGGAAAATTAATGTATGATGCTTGGGGTGGGGAAGCTGCTTTATCATGGGCAGAAAGCAAACTAACAAGTGCTCAAAAAATGAAATTCTCAATCAATGAAGATGAGCAAATCGTTTCTGGTGCTTTAATGTTAGCAGATACTCCAATATATCGTTTTGATGCAAACGGAGAGTATTATGTTGTATTCAATGCAGCTACTATTCAAAAGATAGTACAAAAGTACTTCCAAAAGGGATATCAAGCAAACGTAAACTTAATGCATGACCCAATGCAAATCGTTGATGGTGTTACTTTATTTGAGAGCTTTATCACTTCAAAGAAAAGAGGCATACAACCAATGGTTGGATTTGAAGATGCACCGGAAGGAAGTTGGTTTGGTAGTTTTAAGGTAGACAACCAAGAAGTTTGGGCATCTATTAAGAACGGAGAATTCAAAGGCTTCTCGGTTGAGGGGTTATTTAAGTATAAAAGACCGGAGGAAATGAAAGCAGAGCAAATAAAATCACAAATTAAAAACTTACTTGACCAAGTTAAGTTGCACTAATATTATTGTTCACTAATTAAAATAAAATAAAACATGAGTCCAATTGATTTCGTAAACAAAGTGAAGGAGTTATTTAACGAAGCTCCAGCTGCTGCAGAAAGTCAAGTTGAATTTGTAGAGTACACATTAGAAAATGGTACTACAATCAACGTAGATAAATATGAAGTAGGTGGTGTTGTTACTTTAGCTGATGGAACTTTAGCACCAATAGGAGAGCATATTTTAGCAGACAAATCCGTAATCGTTGTAGATGAGAACGGAGTGATTGTTGAAATTAAAACTCCAGAGGTGGAAGAAGAAATGCCGGAAGATGATGCCGAGCAAGAATTAAAAGACAAGATTGCTAAACTTGAAGAAGAATTAGCAGCTACTAAAGGTCAATTTGAAGAGCAATCTGCAAAATTGGTAAGCCAAGAGGAAAGTGCTTTAGCAATGTACTCTAAATTTGAAGCAGCTATTAAAGATTTAGCTTCTGCAATTGAGGGTTTAGCTAATACTGCAACTGCTGACCCAATTGATTCTCCAGCGAGCTTTCAAAAAATTGAAAAGAAAAACGAAAAAATCAGTCGCTTCTTAGAAATGGCTAAAAAAGTAAAATAATCAAATAACAATTTAAAATTAAGAAAAATGGCGTTTAACGTAAGTGCTTTATCAAACTACACTACAGAAAATCAAGATTTGTTAGTGTCTGCTGCCGTATTAGGTGCAAAAACTGCTACTTTGATTAAAAATCAAGGTAACGTAATGGTAGGTGTAAAATCTGCTGAAAAAATCAACATCATGGATACTGATGCAGTATTCCAAGCTGGTGGGACTTGTGGCTTCAATGCTTCTGGTACTACTACTTTCACTCAAAGAACTGTAACTATTGGTAAAATTAAAGTTAACGAAGCTCTTTGTATCAAATCTTTAGAAACTAAATATCTTCAAAAAGCATTACCAGCTGGCTCAATGTATACTGAAATGGTTTATGCTGAAGATTATTCTAACTTAAAAGCTGCTAAAATTGCTGCTCAATTAGAAACTGCTTTATGGCAAGGTGATACTGCTTCTGGTAACGCAAACTTAAACAAATTTGATGGTATTGCTAAATTAGCTGCTGCTGATGGTACTGTTATCTTAGCTAACACTACTACTTATTTACCAGCTGCTATCACTACTGCAGTAGGTATTACTTCTTCTAACGTTGTATCTATCTTTGATGCAGTTTACAAAGCTATACCAGCTGAAATCGTTTCTAAAGATAGCACTAAAATCTTCTGTGGTCAAGATGTATTCCGTACATACACTATCGCATTGAAAAATGCTAATATGTTTAACTATGCAGTAGATGTAAAAGCTGATAGTTCTTTCTTCTTACCAGGTACTGCAATTGAAGTTATTGCTACTCCAGGTTTGAACGGTACTTCTAAAATCTATGCTACTAATTTAGAGAACTTATTCTTAGGTACTGACTTATTGAACGAAGAAGAGAAATTTGAAATCTTCTACGCTAAAGAAGCTGATGAAGTTCGTTTCGTAAGCGAATTCAAAATGGGTGTGAACTATGCGTTCGGTACTCAAATGGTTGCTTTCGTATTAGTATAATAATATTATAGTGAGGGATTAAGTTCCCTCACTTTTCTTCTTTCTAAATTTTTAAATTAAATAATCATGGCATGTGCTTTAACTCAAGGTTTTGTATTAGACTGTAAAGAGTCGTTAGGTGGAGTTAAGTCTGTGAGATTTGTTGAATTTGATAATGCTTCAATGACTTACGCTGCTGGTGTTGCTACAATAACAATGGATGCTGGTAAGAAATTTTGGTTGTATTCTCAAGTTCGTGAAACTTCTTCACTTACTGAAACTATTACTGCAAACGTACAAAACGGAACTATATTCTATCAACAAGAAGTTGTTATAGTTTTAAATAAATTAGCTGCAGCAACAAGAAACGAAATCTTGTTACTTGCAAAAAACAGATTGTTAGCTATCGTTGAAGATATGAATGGCAATTTCTGGTTATTAGGTGCAAAAAATGGTTTAGATATTACTTCTGGTAATTCTGCAACTGGTACTGCATCTGGAGACAGAAATGGTTACACTTTAACTTTCCAAGCAATGGAAGCTGATCCAATGTGGTCAGTAGCTGCTGGAACAATAGCTGCTATTACAAACTAAGGTTGTTCGTAGTTGTATATAAAAGAGGGGTGGTTTTTACCACTCCTTTTTGTATTTTTAGAGGTTTACCTATTTACTAATAGA